GAAATCTTTTTCTAGGATTCTCATATCGAGGCCCCCGAGGTAGTTGTGGTAGTTGTCGATTAAAAAGGTTGATTTGTAGGTGGTCTCAAAGCGCACCAGACCCACGGAGGCGCACCAGTCGGCCAGCTTGGGGATGTAGTCATCCACCGGGCGGAGCAGGTCAGAGCCTTCGAGGTCTTTGGCCGTTTGGAGCATTTCTGCGCTGAAGTGCTGGCGGCTATATTGCGGCTTGGCTTTGCGGGCGTGGCGCAGCATTTCGGCGTGCTTTAGGTAGGCTTTGGAATAGACACGACGCGAGCCCCTTCCAAAATCCACGGTCTCGCCTTCGCCATAGGTGCCGGTTTTCATGCGGGATGCTTGTTGCATGGCCAAATGGCGCATGAACGAATAAGCGTTTTCGGCTGATCCGGTTTGAAAGTTGGCGGTCAGGTCGAGGCGGGTAATGCGTGCGCCGGTGTAGGCAGCGCGATCACCAGCGGCGCATTTAACCGAGAATTTTTTGCCGGAAGTAAAGGGGGGCAAACCCATGCTTGTGACCAATGCATTGATGCGGGTCAGGCACTGGCTGAAGCTGAAGCCGAAAAGGTTATCTGGGCGACCAAAGCGGGACACGTTGCCTTCAAACCAAACGGTTGAACCGTCGCAGCGGATAAAGCAGCCGGTTTCGTGAGAGCCTTCGACCTTGAATTTTTTGAGGGTGGTGGATTCATGGGCACCGTGGGCGTCGTACCGGACAAAAGCGCCATCGTTGATTTTTGGGAGTTCCACGCATTCATGGGCTTGGTAGATGCTGACCCAATCACAGAAAGACTGGGTTTGATCGAATCGGGGATGACGCGGAAAAAGGGCGTCAGTTTCGTCCAATTCCGGGCGGTGGATTGTGGCGTTTTCAGCGTCAGAATTCCGGAATATCGGACTAAAGTGACGTGTTACAGGCACGTCACTCATTTGGGTTCAGCCTTCGGCGCAGAAATGCAGGTGCAGCGGTCATCGCCGCAGAGGCGCACGTTCTTCACCGAAACGGTGAAACGGGCGCGTTCAGGCTGTTCGGTTTCGACTGTCCAGCAGTCGCCGCCGTTTTGGGTGGTCCAAGCCTCAGCAATGGCCCCACAGTAGACGACGCCGGTTTTCTTGACCTGAACACGTTGGCGGGGCAGTACGAGGCCCAGAAGGCCCGCAGCGGTGCAGCGCTTGGCGTGCATGGCGTGGGTGTAAGGTTCGCTCACAGGAAATCCCGCGAAAAATGGGAAAAGCCGAAAACGACGCCGGGAAAGGATTCAAGCTGAACAGCGCGATGAGCGCCAGATGGGATGTATTGCGGGGCATCCAGCAAGCCGCACGAATCAGAATAAAAACCGGGACGCATGTCAGAAAACGGCATCATGGCGCCAGTGATCACAGCAGACGCAGGCTGATGCCGATAGACCAGAGAAGGGGTGCACGCTTGCTGCGCCAAAACGGGGGAAACGGCAAAGTCTGCCGCCTTGGATTGTTTTGCAGCAAACGTGCCGAAATTGAATTGAGTTGAGGACATTGCCGTTTCCTGTGAAAATGGCCCCCAGTTGTTGGGGGTTGTTCAAGTACACAAAATAGTGAACTGGGCGAATAGTACACGAAAAAGTGAACGGAGCGCAAATGAAACCGAATTACCTAGACGAGCTAATTGACAGGGCCAGCAAAGCCGCTGGGAGCGATGCAGCACTAGCGGCAGAGCTTGAGGTATCAAAAACGGTGGTGAGCGACTGGAGACACGGGCGCAAAAGATGCAGCCCGGAAGATCAAGCCCTAATGGCAGCACTGGCAGGACTGGAGGCCAGAGACTGGGGCGCGCGGGCCATGATTGCCAAACACGCAGGCACCAGCAAGGGGGCGAAGCTGGAAGCGGCGTTAAAAAAAGCGTTTGTAGCGACTGGCGCGGTCCTCGTTACGTGTGGAGCTTCAGCCGCTAACGATGCCGTTTACTTTATACGATGTATAAATAGATAACCGGGGTTTGATAGCTAAAATTTATTATGCCTCGACTGGCAAGGGCGGGGAAAGGTTGACATGGGGGGCGCCCCCCATACCCCCCCTGAACGGCCTGATTTACGCTAATCGCTAATCAGACCTTTTAAATACCTTGTTTGGCAGTAATAGCAGGGGTTAATTCTTTGGCGGTAAGCGAGGCAACTGGAAGGGGTGCCGGTGTAGGCTCTGCGCGTACAGGTTGCCCCGCAGAAGCCGCAGAAATTGCGGCCTGCCAATCCATGAAGTACCCACCCGCGACGATCTGTCGACATAGCGCGTCAGGGACAACAAGTTTCGTTGCTTGTGTCGTGTAACAGCCACACCTACTACCCATGGCAACGCAAGCAGCAGGATAAGGAGCGACAACAGGAGTAGTGGAAGCGTCATAACGTGGTGCAGTGTGTGGCAAACCTTCAATACGAGGTTCAAACATTGCAATGTATTGAGCAGGGGTTATTTCGGCAGATTGTGGGGGGCCAATATTATTTTTTGGTGCTCCGAAAACTGTAGCAGGTAAACCAACAGGCTTTGTCGATAACGGCTTGTTAATGAGGTTATCCTGCAGGCTACTGTAGGCAAAATACCCTATCACGGGGAGGGCAAGAACCATGCCGGCAAGCAATTTAACCTGAAAAGGAATTTTGATTTTGGCCGTATCAAGGCTGGTTGAAACGTACCAGTCAAAAACCTCCTTGGGATAAGGTTTCATACTGACTTGGCCGGATTCACCAGAACCAGATTTTTGCGGCTGATCGTTGACCGATGGCCATTCGAGCATAGAAACCAGTGGGGCACCGGAAGCACGTTTCAAATGGCGGTGCCAGCCGGGAGAGCCAATCAATCGACGAACGAAAGCATCGATGTTCATTGGGTGCTGAGTGATCAGAAAGAAATCGAATCCGCGCCTGCGATGCTCTGCAAGCATCCTTATATATTCGGGCGGGCCATCCTTACCGGTACGTATGGGGAAATCGTTGTGACATTCATCAATAAGGAAAATGGCACCGTCGGGAACGGTCTGCCAGTCCTTTACATCGATTTTTGTCCACGACTTCAAGGGACCATCGACAACAGGCTCGAAACGCCCATTGTGATAGACGGGCCGAGATTCTTTGAGCGCCAGATCGTGGACATGCTTTAAAGTGAAAAGGGTTTTTCCTGCACCGTTAGCGCCGGTAGTTAGATACAGCATTTAGACACCAACCCACTTGCGAAAACTGTCGCCAGTTAAACCCTGAATGGTCATTCTCACGGTCATCGCTGACAGAATCATGCTGATGAAAGGGCCAACTTGTAGAAGTCCAGCAACGGCAAGAACAGCGGGAGGTAATGCGTTGAAGTTAGCCACGGCCTGACCCAAAAGCCAATCTATTGTGGTGGTAAAGACAGTGTATGTGACAGCAGAAATACCCAGTCCGATCATTACACGGCCAGCAATTGAACCGGCAACATTGATAAGACCACCGAGCAAAGAGGCGAGCAAAACAGGCATTTTTAACCCCTAACAACGATCCGTGAGGACAAGAGAAAACCAACTGACATGAGGACATAGCCCAACCAAGTCAAAACAGTGTTAACAGTAGTGAACGGTAATGTGACGGAATGACCGGCAACAGTAACGTTCAGGTCAGCCATGCCACCAGAACCACCGCCGAGCACGTTAGTGGTTGAAAACATGCCAGAGTTAATGCCGACAGTTTTTGAGCCGGGAAGGTCATCAACAATGACAGTATCGACCTTCAATTTTTCAGAGTCGTATAAAGCAGACTCATCATTAGCATCAGGTGAAAGAGCGCATGCGGTTTTAAAAGTTTGAGCCGCAATAGCGCATGAAATAGCGTCACCGTCACAAGCTGGCGGAGTAAGACAATCGGCAGCAGACCAGCTTGTTTCTTTTTCTTTACAAGTAGCCGCGCCGGGGTTTTGAGCGCAATACTCCGCCGGAGTCATGGTTTCAGTTTTAGAACCGAGAGTTTCGCCAGCTTCGTTTTTGTAAAAAGTAGTGATAGTGCAAGCATCACCACGACAAGAACTAGCCTCAAGTTTGGTTGTCGTGAATGGTGGAGCGTCAGCAATTGCAGGAGCCGAGGCACCGGGTGCCGGAGGAGTTGCGGTTGTTGTCTTTGGCGCATCAACAGTTGAAGAAGGTTTTGCGCAATAGGGCAAACCGTTGACAGTCCCGGGAAAAGAACCAACGGGGCAATCCTGAACAATCTCAGGAGGTTTAGGAACTTCAGTACAAGTTGAGGCAGACTGACCAGAGCAAGAAAAAGGCCCGTAAAGCTCCGATTGCCCACCACCAGACGCGCCGCCGGTACCTTGCATAACGTAACCACCAAAGCAAGCAGTTAGACCAACCGGGCCATGATGAACCATGGGAGCGCCGACAAAATTCAAACCTTGTGCAAGGGCATCACATTCAGTTTTTTGTTGGGCGGCAATAGAAACGCAAGCACCACCAGACTCGGTAAACGTAGCGTTACAAGTGCAAATAGAACCTGAAAGAGTTGAATTTGCAGGGCAGGTTGTTGCAGCACGCGGAAATATAGGATGCTGCTCTGTCCCGTACTGATGACTGACATAGCAAAGAGCGCCATCTGAACTGACACCCGCATAAGTTTGAGCATAACTACGGACTGATGCAAGATAAGCAACTTTAGCTTGACAGGCAGAAACAGGGGTTGAAAAACCATAAGTTGTACCTGATGCCAAATTTACGCCGTATTCAGTTGAAGATACTGGCGTAATTGCAGCAGATGCAGCAAAAGAAGCAAATAGCAAAAAAAGAGAACAAATTAAGCGGTGAATATGAGCCATGCCGCCCCCAGAATTGCGATGAGAAGAAACAGGCCCATGATGTGATTCCCTATGTATTCCATTGGAGTCGTGCAAGGACTCCAACAGAATCGACAGATTAAGACAGAGCGCGACGGACCCATTTAAAGGCTTTGATGCCGACAAACAGCACCAAAACAGCAGTACCAATGAGAGCGACAGGAGCGGCAGCGCCCTCAATTTCGGTCACAACGTCAGTCACCACAATGGCAGCTTGTGCGCCAGTGGTCATCAAAGCCAGAGAAGCCACGCCAGCAACGGCAGCGATTTTTTTAAACATGATTTTTCCAATCAAAAAAGGTTGCAAAAGCACAACCGGGCAACGCTCGTAAAGCGCTCACCGCTTGGGTTTCAGGTTTCATCAAGAACGGTTTCATCGACGCGCACGGCTTTTATGAGAATTCGGAAAGCGAAGGCCACAGCCCAGACGATCAGAATGGCAGATCCGATCAAACCGGCATCCTCAAGGGAGAGGGACAACAACGGCACTTCGAGAACGACAGTGCAAGGGGAAACGGTGCAATTGATCGTTGTCATATCAAAAACTCACAGACGAATAAGCACCACTGTGAAAACGTTCGGGGAGTGGACGGAGAGGTTTAAGCAAGATGCCAAAGCCAGTTTTTATGCAGGAATAAGCTGGTTCAAGAATCTCACCTGTGGCGCGTACAACGAAAGCGTTTCCACGTTTGAGAACATCACCGACGCCATGGGATCGTTTGACCCATTCTGGGAGGTTGAACCATGAGCGCACTTGCCGACCTTGATCCGTTAGACCGCCGATGCCATAGAGGCGGAGGCCCTTGGGGAATACGGTCAATTCGCCAAGCTTGGAAAGGTATTTCATGAGGTAGCCGACACCTGCCTTAGCAGGCTGGCGGTTTGTCATGCCATAGGGCCAGAACGGGGCGCGTGAGGTTCCGCGACTGGTGGCGGTGCGTCTATCCCACATGGGCATTCGGAGCCCTTGGGGAAGCCACGCGAGCAAGTGGTAATGCACCGCGCCACGTTTTTGCAATTCGGCAACCCAGGTATAACGGCAAGGAACACGGCGAGACTGGCACCAGCTGCGGAAAAGGCGAATAGCTTTAGACATGTGATCTGAGGCCCAATCCATGCCCGGGCGGTAGGTCAGAGTGACGAACCAGCAGACAGGGGGGCGGTGCCCACGATCCGCGAAGGCGTGAAGGTGGCCGGAGGCCCAAACCGATTTTTTTAGACGCTTGACGCGACGTTCAGCAACAACAGGTTTTGCAAAAGAAATTTCACTTCCGCGATTTGTTTTAAATGGGACAAGCCCCGCGGCTGCGCCGCTTTCGGCGCGCTTCGCTTGCCGCTCGAAAGCTGCTAACGCCGCCTCATTGGCCCGAGCCAAAGACAAAGCCTGAGCAGCACGATCAGCTTTAGCAAAGAGACGAAGGGTTTGAGGCTGGAGCATGGCAAGAGGGCGTTAAAACGGCGCTGTGCGCGATTGAATCAAGCAGCAGAAGGGGAGGGGCCAAACCTTGGTGTATTCGTCATCAGGCCACTGAGAGACATAGGCATTGAAAACGACAGGACAGGCAAAGGGCCGAACCTGACCGGAAGGAAGGCGCACCGAATAGGGGTAGCTCACAAAAACCCCCGGGACTTAGCGAGAGACAAATAAACATCCAAGATGCGGCGTGCAGCAAGCAAATCCTGGTTGTTGTCAAAAGTGGCACAACGATGCTCAACAGTAATCAACGGATCAGCCAAAAGGGCAAAAGTCTCATTGATACCGGAATCAAGGAAACCAGAAAAGGCCGCGACGTGTAAAAAGTCATCGTCTTTCATAACGCACCGCCAATGGTGAAATTCCCGGCCTGATCCGAGTAATGAAACGAGGCGGCGAGAACGTCGCCATCAAGTGCGATCTCCACGGTAAGCCGGGGGTTTTGGTCATCCAGCGATTCAGAGGCAACGGAAAAAACGGCGGCGCGTAAGTTTTCAAGACGTACGACGCGGCGGATTTCATCAATTTGGGCCGGGGACATGGCCGGGCCTTACTTGGCGGGGGCCTGGACAGCGATCAAACGGGGGCGAACTTCCAAGCGGCCATCCCGTGAGACTTGAATTGCGGAAGGGGAAAGCGTGTAATGGCCCCGAGGGTATGGAAACTGTCCATCTTCAAGGGCAATTTCAAATTTGTCGGGGAATTCAGCTTGAACACCATGAGCATCCACCGTGAAGGCGTGCGCAGTTTGGATGCGCATGTGATAGGGCTTGCCGGAGGTTTTACCGACGCCTTTCATTTCACGAATTTCAGGGGAGGTGATAAAGATCTTGGTCATGGTGTTCATTCCTGAGAAAATGCGCCCGTCAGGGCTTGGATTTGTTGGTCGAGAACTTCACAAAATAGTGAAGCCGGAGCGGATACTACACCAAAAAGTGAAGTGTGAGAAATGAAACCAAACTATTTAGACGAACTGATTGACAGAGCCAGCAAAAAAGCGGGGAGCCTGAAGGCTTTAGCGGAAGAACTGGAGGTAGCGCCGACAGTCATTAGCGACTGGAAAAGCGGGCGGAAAAGATGCAGCCCGGAAGATCAAGCGCTTATGGCAGCGCTGGCAGGACTGGAGGCGGAAGCATGGGGAGCGCGGGCGATGATTGCCAAACACGCGGGGACTACCAAGGGGGCGAAACTTGAAGAAGCCCTAAAAAAAGCACTTGCAGCGACTGGAGGGGCACTCGCTTCATTTGGCGCTATAGCCGGGAATGATCCGATCTACTTAATACGATGTATAAATAGATAACAGGCTTTTGATAGGAAAAATTTATTATGCCTCGACTGGCAAGGGCGGGGAGAGGTTGACATGGGGGGCGCCCCCCATACCCCCCCTGAACGGCCTGATTTACGCTAATCGCTAATCAGACCTTTTAAATACCTTGTTGGGCAGTAATAGCAGGGGTTATTTCTTTTGAGGTAAGTGAGGCAACTGGAAGGGGTGCCGGTGTAGGTTCTGCGCGTACAGGTTGCCCCGAAGAAGCCGCGGAAATTGCGGCCTGCCAATCCATGAAGTACCCACCCGCGACGATCTGGCGGCATAGCGCGTCAGGGACAACAAGCTTCGTTGCTTGTGTCGTGTAACAGCCGCAGCGACTACCCATGGCAACGCAAGCAGCAGGATAAGGAGCGACAACGGGAGCAGTAGAAGCGTCATAGCGTGGGGCAGTGTGTGGCAAACCGTCAATACGAGGCTGAAACGTTGCAATGTATTGGGCAGGGGTTAATTCAGGAGTGGGAGAAACTGGGGGAATATTTGGCCGAGGCTTTGCAGGGTCAGCGGCAGCGGCAAGGGTTTTAGACGCTGGTTTGTTAATTAGATTGTCCTGAAGGCTGGAATATGCGAAATAGCCAATCACCGGAAGGGCGAGAACCATTCCAGCCAGAAGCTTGACCTGAAAAGGAATTTTTACTTTGGCAGTGTCCAGAGAGGTTGATTCATACCATGTAAAAACCTCCTTAGGGTAGGGCTTCATAGAAACTTGCCCAGATTCTCCCGATCCAGCTTTTTGCGGTTGGTCACATACAGAAGGCCATTCGAGCATAGAGACAAGAGGCGCACCGGATGCACGCTTCAAATGACGATGCCAGCCGGGGGAACCGATCAACCGACGCACGAAGGCGTCAATATTCATTGGGTGTTGCGTAATCAGGAAAAAGTCGAAACCGCGCCGGCGATGCTCTGCCAACATCCGGATGAATTCGGGGGGGCCATCCTTGCCGGTACGAATCGGAAAATCATTATGGCACTCGTCAACAAGGAAGATTGCACCATCGGGTACGGTTTGCCAATCCTTGATGTCAATTTGTTTCCATGAGTCCAACGGGCCACCAGCCACAGGCGCAAAACGACCATTGTGATAGACAGGCCGTGATTCTTTAATCGCCAAGTCGTGAACGTGTTTCAGGGTGAACAGGGTTTTTCCTGCACCATTTGCGCCAGTAGTGAGATAAAGCATTTAGACGCCTACCCACTTGCGGAAACTGTCACCTGTTAAACCCTGAATAGTCATTCGCACGGTCATGGCTGAAAGAATCATGCTGATGAAAGGGCCAACCTGAAGAAGTCCAGCAACGGCAAGAACGGCGGGGGGGAGGGCGTTGAAATTAGCCACGGCCTGACCTAAGAGCCAATCTATTGTGGTGGTCAAACCAGTAAATGTGACAGCAGAAATACCCAGTCCGATCATTACACGGCCAGCGATTGAACCGGCGACATTGATAAGACCACCGAGCAAAGAGGCGAGCAAAACAGGCATTTTTAACCCCTAACAACGATCCGGGAGGACAGCAAGAAACCAACAGACATGAGGATGTAGCCTAGCCATGTCAAAACAGTGTTCACGGTAGTGAACGGTAATGTGACGGAATGACCAGCGACAGTAACGTTGAGATCAGCCATACCACCAGAACCGCCGCCGAGCACGTTACTAGTTGAAAACATGCCGGAATTAATGCCAACAGTTTTTGAGCCAGGAAGGTCATCAACAATGACCGTATCAACATTGACTTTTTCGGAATCATATAAAGCGGATTCGTCATTAGCGTCAGGTGAAAGGGCACAAGCGGTTTTAAATGTTTGGGCCGCAATAGCGCATGAAATAGCATCACCGTCACAAACTGGCGGAGTAAGACAATCGGCAGCAGACCAGCTAGTTTCTTTTTCTTTACAAGTAGCCGCGCCGGGGTTTTGGGCGCAATACTCCGACTGAGTCATGGTTTCAGTTTTAGACCCGAGAGTTTCGCCGGCTTCGTTTTTGTAAAAAGTAGTAATGGTGCACGCATCACCACGGCACGAACTAGCTTCTAGTTTGGTTGTCGTGAATGGTGGAGAGTCAGCAATTGCAGGGGCCGAGGCACCGGCTACAGGAGGCGTTGCGGTTGTTGTCTTTGGCGCATCAACAGTGGAAGAAGGTTTTGCGCAATAGGGCAAACCGTTAACGGTCCCGGGAAAAGAACCGACTGGACAATCCTGAACAATCTCAGGTGGTTTAGGAACTTCAGTACAAGTTGAGGCAGACTGACCAGAGCAGGAAAACGGGCCATACAGTTCGGACTGACCACCACCAGAAGCGCCGCCAGTGCCTTTGACAACGTAGCCACCATAACAAGCAGTAAGGCCAACGGGGCCGAAATGAACTAATGGGGCGTCAACAAAAGTCAACCCCTGAGCGACTGCATCACATTCGGCTTTTTGTTGAATAGCAACACTGACACAAGAACCGGAATTCTCGGAATAATTGACGTTACAGGTACAAGTTGAACCGGATTTAGTTGAATTAGCTGGACAAGTCAACGTGGTGATGTAAGCCAAAGACAAAGCAAAACCGTTAACAGAACATACTTCACTCGGACGAAGACCAGAACATGCGACAGTCTGAGGCTGCGAATAGTACTGCTTGACGGTTTGAACCGAGTCATAACAAGTAGCCGATGGAGTACCGGCAACACCATTACCCGCAGTGGCTTGACAAAGGGCAGAAGACTGAGCAGGAAAAGCAGCATTAGCAGATGACGAAAGAAACAATAATGCTAAGAATATCAGGCGGTAAAAATGAGCCATGCCGCCCCCAAAATTGCGATTAATAGAAACAGGCCCATGATTTGATTCCCTATGTATTCCATTGGAGTCGGGTAAGGACTCCAACAGAATCGACAGATTAAGAAAGAGCGCGGCGCACCCATTTGAAGGCTTTGATGCCGACAAACAGAACCAACACAGCAGTACCAATCAGGGCAACGGGAGCGGCAGCACCTTCAATTTCAGTCACAACGTCAGTCACCACAATGGCAGCTTGTGCGCCGGTAGTCATCAAAGCCAGAGAAGCCACGCCAGCAACGGCAGCGAGTTTTTTAAACATGATTTTTCCAATCAAAAAAAGGTTGCAAAAGCACAACCGGGAAACGCTCAACAAGAACGCTTACCGCTTGGTTTTCAGGTTTCATCCGGCACGGTTTCATCACTTCGGGTTGATTTAATAAGCATCCGAAACACAAAGGCCACACCCCAGACAAGCAAGATAGAGGCACCAATAAGGCCAGCGTCAGCCATTGACAGCGACAGGAGGGGCACTTCAAGAACGACAGTGCAGGGGGAAACGGTGCAATTTATGGTTGTCATATCAAAAACT